CGCCTGCCGCTTCGCCCCAATGCTCCGGGTGCGGTTATCACACAGAACCAGATGCTCGACTTGCCCGGGGTGTTCTGCTGCCTGAAGTTGGATTTTGTCCTGCAGCAATTGCAACTTCGCCTCTCGACCCGGAATGGTTGGTGTTAAGATTGAGAGTTTCATTGGTTTTGTTTGGATTGCAGACGATGCAAGGTTTCTTTGCCGGACTCGTAATTTTGTTTCGCATTCGATCTCGCGTATGTCTCATCCATCTCACCAAGTCCGAATGCCGGGTGCATGTGAGTAAATGTGATGTCTTTGCCATCGATCACGATACCATCTGCATATGCTTGATGGGTGAACCAATTGTCGGAATAGACAGAGAAAAATTCCGGGTGGAACAGGTATCCCTGCTGATTGTATCTCGCACGATTAAGGATCGCCATGCAGAGCAAATCATCATTTCTTGATCCGTCCGAAATCGCCAACACCGCAGGGTCTTGGGTGCCGTTGAATTTATCAAGGATCAGTTTATCCCAATGAATCGGAGGATCCCAGTCATCCGAAAGCTGAACCAATATTTCACCCTGTGAGAATCGAGCTGCGGCATTCCATGCGCCCACCGGGCCGGCATCCCGATTGATTACATGTCGGCAGGTGAGAAATGGGCCGATCATCGGGTCATCGTAATCGAGAGCATAAATATGCTCGATCGCGTCTGGATCCGCTGCCCGATCCAACCATTTCGCCCGAGCTGAGTATGCCTGAGCTGGTCTGCCCCGGGTTGCGTGCAAAAGGCTAATTTTTGCGCCATTACGAATGAAATGGTTTGCCTCAATTGCGTTCGCCTCATCGGCTCGGTGATTTGCTCTAAGTGCCATGCCGCGCACTTGAATGCCCTGCCAACCATAGAACTTCTTGCGGCTATTCCACCACCATGCAGGTGGTTGTGACAGCGACATCATAGTTTCTGACCAATCCAAGGCACCCTGAAAGTTATTCGATTTGAGCGACTCCATCGCCAGTTCTGCGTATGCCTCTCGACGATTTGGACTGACCGCAATCGCCTGCAAGTAAAGTTGCGATCGGGTTGATGCGTCCGGCACCATCTGCCCCATGACCAGAAACGCCTCATAGCGTTCTGGTTGCCCGGCATCCGATGCCATTGCCAACTGCTGCGCGGTTTCCATCGCATCATCTGTCATGCCTAATGCGCGTTCAGATTGCATGCGGTAAAATAGCAATGCACTTGTTTGCTCATCATCCGGGATTGACTTAAGGATCCGCAAGTTGCGTTCATCACTCGATGATTTCCGCTTTCCGATCGGCATATGCAGGATCGACACCTGATCGAATTTTGCCATTTTTGCGCCTTCCGGGAATTTTAGACATTCATGAATGCGGTTTTTCCACCGGGCCGCGCCTTTGCGCCAGACCCGCTCACGGTGCAATGTGATGCCATCATCCGGCACCTGATAGGGGATCAGCACACCTTGGATGTCCGAACCCAATTTCGGGATCATGCCACGGATCTGCTGGCAGGCATCCTGCGAGATTACATCATCCGTATCGGCCCACATGAGCCAATCACCAGTAGCCAAATCGAGCGATTTATTCCGAGCTAAAGCGAAATCATCAACATGAGGAAAATCATGCTGGTTCAAATATTCATCGCAAATGCACCCTCGGCTTTTTGCGATCTCCAGTGTCTTGTCAGGCACCTGATTTCCAATCGCCCGAACCACCACAATTTCATCGGCTACATGCTGGAAGTGATCCAAAAACCGACCAATGTATGTTTCAACATTCCCGACAATAACGCACAGAGATAATTTCATATTTATAGAAAAAAAGCACCGGCCCACTATTGCAGGCCGGTGCTAGGTTGGGAATTAAGCAGGGATCGTGACCAGAGCAAGACCAAGGGTCAAGGCTGGGGTGAATCCGAACAAGCACTCAAAGTTGGCGAAATGCTTACCAGTCGCAGCATTAAAGTGGCGACGATAACCCATCGTGATGCCGTTGCTTGCAGACACTTGCTCGGCGGCGAGGTATTCGCCGGGGGCTTGTGGCTCAAGATAGCGCATTGCGATAGCGATCGAGTCTGGATGAACAGCGAAACCACCGAGCTTGGTCAGACCATTTGCTGGGAGCACGTTCGACTCATACATCGACATGCCGAGAAGTTTCGGAATCTGACCATCACGGACTGCTTCAGCACCACCGTAGTTGAGGGCTTGAGCAACACCAGACGAGGTGAGCAGACCGGTGTAAACTTCGCTGTCGGCAATGAATGACAGGCGATCGGTCGGGACATTGCGCTGCACAAGTGCTTTGCGGAGTGCGCCGATTTGAGCGATCGTGTAGTTTGCACCAGCAGTCGTGAGAATAGCGGCACCAAAGTTGGCAACCGTGATTGCGCTCCAGATGTCGGTGAGGACGATACGAGCGAGGGCTTCACCGGCTTGGATGGCGAGGTTGTCCATCACAGCAGCACTGCTGTTGGCAACTTGCACATCGGTAAGGTCGATCGAGGCGATGCGGTGTTTGTCCATCGACACGGTGGCGAATGTGATCGCACCGCCGCCAGTTTCGTAGCTGTTGTTAAAGGTCGTTGCAGTGATTCCGCTGATGAGCGGAACAATAACAGCATCACCTTTGCGACGAGCCTCGTCAGAGAAGTCTTTGGTAAATGCGTTGAGCGGGGTGAGCTTCGCCACAAACGCCTGCATGGCGACTTGGGAGAAGATTTTATCGTTAAGGGCAATGGTAGCCATGGTAATTCAGTTGTTGTAGATTAGATTTTGTATCGGTTATTGTCTGCGAGAATCTCGGCCTTGTGAGCGGCGAAATATTCGGCAGCGTCAGTGGGTGAAAGTTTTGCCATAACAGCAAGGTGACTCGGTGGAGCCTCGTTGCTATCGGCAGCAAGAGCAACTGGCGATGGATGCCCGGTAGATGCAAGCAATTCGGATGCCTTGGCAGAAACCTTCTCTTCGGAAACCTCGGTGGCTTCTTCCAATTCCTTGATGGTTTCGGAGTCAGACTCTGTCTGCGCGGCAAGTTGAGCAACAGCAGATTGTGCGGCAGCCAGATCGTTTTGAAGTTGTGCGTTCACCTCAACCAGGCCGGTCAATTCATCGACCTTCTGGGTGGCTTTTTCGAGTTCAGCCCGGAGGGTGTCATTTTCAAGGATTGCTGCTTCGATTTTTGCAGCTTCGTCATTGCCGGGGAATAATTTTGCAAGAATGCCAGTCATGCCATTAGTTGGTTTGTCAAATTCTTCTTCTTCCTTTTCCTTGCCGTCCTTGAGGATGACATCGACAAATCCATTTGCCTTCGCCTCTTCCGCAGTCATCCAAGTCTCGGCATACATCATCTTGCGGATCTCTTTTTCATCCCCGCCGGTTCGCTCGGCATAGATGCCGGCAATCTCCGCGCTGATACCTTCGAGCAAATCCGATTGTTTGCGTAGGGATCTGGAATCACCAACTGCGATGGTCGATGCCTCATGGATCATGATGCGGCTGCCGGCAGTCATCCTGCGCTTGTCACCTGCCATCAGGATAACGCTGCCCATCGATGCTGCCAGACCATTGACGGTCGCAGTGACTTCGACACCTCGGGCCGACATCGAGCGCAGCGCATTGAAAATCCTCTGACCTTCAAAAACTGACCCGCCGGGTGAATTGATCTCAACCTCGACAGACTCCAAAGCATCATCGGCAGAGCATATTACTTCACCGATGCACATCTGGGCGACCACTGCAGCAGGCCCATAGAGTTTGTCTAGGTCATCGATGAGCTTGTCGGCACTTTCCTTGTAAACGCCGGAGTTCAGTTTTACCTTACCGGCTCGGTTTTCAATGTGAATTTCCATTTCGTTATTTCGTTCGTTGTCAAGTTGTCTGGCTTTTGCATTTGCCCATGATTGGCCCGGATCGCCGCCCCATAATGCCCACGCAATGCGACCGGCAGATGGATATCCATCCTCTCCGGGGCTAAATCCTTCGCCTTGTTTGTCGACTTCATGCCGAGCAAAATATGAAACCATTCGGCGCACGGTTTCTTCAGATAGGTTGGTGCGGTTTGAAATATCTCTTGCCCGAGCGACACCTACCTCTGTGCCTCCCCGGTTAAATTCCCGCCGCCACTGCAGTCCGAGCGATGCCTCGGATGCCATCGCTTCAGTTGGTTTGAGGTCGACTGCCATTGTCTAAATCTTCATCTTCATCCGCATCATCAAATGACCTGCTTGAGCTTCCGTTGCTCGATGCCATCTCATTTGGCGTGAGCATGGACATTTCCCGGTCATCGACATCCACACCATAAAGCGTTGATGCGTTTCTAGCTGCGAGTTTTCTTAATGCGACTTCCTGCGCCCTTTCCTGATAATGAGATTCAAGAGTTTTCCCACGCATTGACACAATATCACGCAAATTAGCAGCACCCATTTTCCACAATGCCTCCAGTTCCTTTGTGATTCTTCCATCATCAATTGTCAGTTTTGGTGGTGTTGAAAATTCCCAGTTATACCAATCTGCGGCAGCAGGCAAATCGCCACGCTTTTGAGCTTTGGCAATTGCATATCCAATGATTCGTTTTGCTGCATAGAAAAGTAAATCCTGCCGATCCTCAATCGAGCGTTGGGCCATTGCAATTTCGGTGCGTTGTGCTGTGCCACCCCCAGACGCATGACCATCATAAAATGCCATCGGCCAATTCAGACCGGCAAAGGCCGACTTGAGCAGGCGATTGTGGAAATCCAAAAATGGATTGCCGGGGCGATTGTTAATCAGGGTTTCAATTTTCCCGCCGGAATTACTGCGGAAATATCGGACAGTCCCACCATCGAGACTTTCAACAGTCATGCCCTTGCTCGATTCAGTGTTACCGATCAATGCATTGTAAGGGTCATCATGATCCGGGCCGCCTGTGTCGTTGTATTCAACCAGACTGATGCTCGACATCTGAAGCATTGCCAACCTTTCCCACTCGGTGGATTGGATCATGTCACGGCAGTCGTTAATGCAATGCGTCAACGCAGTCAGTCCGCGACTCTGATATTGCCACTCGGGATCGAACAAATGAATCACATTTTGCGCCGGCAGCCATTGGTCGAGTGCGCCTGACTTGTCACAGAATGCGTATTCCTTTGCTTCACCACTCGCAAAGTAGATGATGCCGTCTTGAAGCGTCCCGCCTCGGTATTGTTTTCCATCACTGAATCCTTTCGGGGTTGCAATGCGATGACTGGGAATGCCTTGGTATTGCGGGAATCCGGTCGCGGTTTCTGTCAGCAGGACGAAAATTTCACCATCAATGTCGATCGAGGTTGACCATCCAAATAGGTTTGTTTTGAAATCGTGCATTCCGCCCCGGGAATCACCGATCCGGTAAAACACATCAGTAAGGAAATTGGTTGCCGCAGCACCGAATGCATCATCAGTTCCTTTATAAATTGGAACAAATGCGCGACCAACTGCATACATGCCACGTTGATTGATCGCATTCTTGATTGGGCCGAAATTAAGGTAAATCCTCCGGGCATGTGATTGCAGCGTGACCCGGTCAACAGATGGGACAAGTTCGCCAATATCCTTTTTCTCCGTAGGTTCCCATGGACGATAACGAGTTTCCTGCGCTGCCCTTGCCGCTTTATAACTTACCTGCCTGCCGAATTGATCGAGTATTGCCATAATTTCTGAAAATTAAAATCGACCAAGCGAACGCGATTGAGCGGGAACAAATCCATTTTGCAAATAATCCAAGGCCCATCGCAGGGCATTCTGGCGATCGGACTCATTCAGCCCGATCATCTTTTGCATGGTCACCGAATTTTTCGTTGCGCTTGTGATTGAATCCAAGCCGCCTTTTGTCAATGCCCCTGCGACTGACGAATCAAAGGCAGAACGTATTGATGCAATGCGCTGCGGGTTGCCCTGCGCGTAATAAAAAAGGTTTCTCGCAACTTCTTTCGGATTTGCCGCCATCTAATTAAGGGATGTGTCAAACATCAAATCCGGGGATTAGCTTTAACATTAGCGCAGCCACAATTTGCATAGCCTCGACATCCCATGCGTGATTGTTGTTTCGGGTGCGAACCCACCTGTAATCAACTTGCTTGGTTTTGCTGTTGGTAACCTCACGCTTCATTTCGGAATCAATCTGCTTGAGGAAATCCACAGATGCGTCATCCGGGATATCCCAAGATGCTGCCTTGCCGATCCGGTGGGCATGCAAGATGTCTTTGATCCGATCAGATGCCCAATGCGCATAACGTGCCTTGCCCCCGCTGGATGCGGTCGCGTCTTGAAACCGGGTGAATGGTCTATGGA